CCAAAAACGTGGTCAGAACAATCACCGAGGGTTGCTTCACTAAGCATATGCTTTTTTTGTTTAGTGTTATGGCTAGAGTCTTTGAGAAACCTATCTATGCAGGCGAGGTCTTAACAAGATTGTTGCTTCACACTGGCATGGATAGCGATGCTGCGTACCGCTGGGCGAGAGCTGCTGCTGCAGGCATTGAGCTACCGTCTTTGAGCGGTGAGCAATCTGCCCTAGGTGCGATACCTACGAGTGACGCTTTATCCTTAGACAGAGCTTATGCGCAAGGCCTAGGGAGAGATATGGGCACCATAGCAAGGCTGCGCTCTGCTTTCACACAATTATATAGAGGCATTCTGCCCTCATCTCCGAACTTTATCGATGGTTCTGCAGCACAATTCATCATCATGCGTGATTACCTATCAGGCGAGTCTGGTGCTGTAATCCCTAATGACAGTACGTACATCGCAGCAGATAAGCAAGCAAGAGAGATAGCGGCTATGGGCATGATCGCATCTCTAGCTACGCCTATCGCTGCAGTTAAGGGTGCAAGGGAAGTGTTAGGCTATGCTGCTCTCAAGCGCCATTACCCCGTTGCGTACATATGCTTAGAGGCGTCTGAGTCATGGAGGATGGGTGTCTCACACAAAACTGCAAGCAATACAATTCGATCTATCATCGAAGGTGAGCCCCTGAGCGAGATAGATGCTGAGACTTTGCTGCTCAAGCGCGGCGGATGGTCTAAGATCCACCCGAACGAGACAGCGGTCCTGTGGTTAGACATAATGTTGATCGTGCGCGGCAACGACGTGCTAGTCTTAGACGGAGCCCAGAGGAATGAGATATCAGAGCTGCTCTTATCGGTGGCCAAATGGGGCATATACGCGATGAACTACAGAGACAAGGATAGTGAGGACAATACACGTGCACGCCGTGCCTTCAGCCAGACTATGAAGTATCTGTCAGATGCCCTAGGAAATCGACTCTCGAGAAGCGCACGAGTTGACACATTAGCTCGACAGATGAAGTCTTCATACGCCATGTTGCTTAGTCAAGTTGAAGTAGACACTCAGGACAAATACGAGAGTGAGCTTGCAAGCAAACAGTTGGCAACCCTTCGCGCTGAGGCACAGGAAGCATCACAAGGCGAAGCATTGTGGTATGATCTAATTGCAGATTGGCCACAAGACTTAGCTGTAGACTTAGGCACTGCATGGAACCTGCTTCCTGCTGCTGACGCGTACCCTTCGACACAAGACAAGGCCATGCAAGGGAAGATGACAAAGGCACGCGTGTACGATGAACAGCACATGGCACTATTCTTCAGGTATTGCAAGACCGTGTTAAGTGCGCATGTCCTGGTAGCGCACCCCGATGAAAACTGGGTCTGGGTTGATGCGCCAGCTGATATCGAAGAACACGACTGGGTCAAGGCTTGCAAGCAAGGGCGGCTCTCTTATCCTGCCACTGCATCCGGATGGGGCCCACACATCACCAAGGGTTTGAACTGGATGAAACATCTGGAATGGTGGCACTATACCGCACAAGATGTCCTCCATGTTTTTGCAGACAAGTCGCGCTACGGGAGCATCGAGGCTAATGCGTCAATTCCCAGAGAAGACACCAGAGAACTGAGTTACGCGCTTAAGTACGGTGCCAAGCTATCGGGTTGTCACACACCTCAGGCTGTGCGGGCGTCTATGGAATCAGGACAGCTCCTCGGAGAGCGCGTTGGTGTCATTTCTAGCAAGCGTGAGAACACAAAGACAGGCTTGCCTGCGGACGTAGCCTCGGCCCAAGATATAGCCCTTTCTCAGACTGGCACGGGTACGACGAGAGAGACTGTTTCTCAAGACGATATTGCACGAGAAGTCTTCACTGAGATCGACCGTAATGTCTCTAGGCTAGCTCGGCTCATACCCGGTATCGTGAGTCGTATGGGGGTCCATCGATTCGAGCGCACAGTTGATCGAATTTTGCTTAAGGCACAGAGTGGCGCTGTTCTCATCTCGTTAGATATCACAGGCTGGTCTCCTCAGATGTTCAGGCGCCTAGAGATGGGGTTTGGCGATATACTCATGTCATTCTTCGACATCCCGGACACGATGCGTATAAGCAAGTTTTTTAGCGAGTCAACCTTTGTTACGAACCGTTCTGGCTTCCATTCTGAATGGCAGACATGCGAAGGCTCTGTGCAGGGCTTCTTCGTCACCATAGACAGCATGTTGCATGGCTTCATCCCTCAGTTTGCAGTAGCTATAGGCAAGGACAATGGCAAGCTTGACAAAGGCACAACGATCGAGAGAGTTGTCCTGATAGACGATATAGGCATTGCTGCAGATAAGAAGAGCAGGACAGATGCAGAGGTAGTGGCACAGATAACTGATACGTATACCAGGCTCGGTCCTCAGCCAGATATAATAAAGACTCTCTACGGTCGGCGCCGCATGTCTTTCTTAAACCGTCTGTTCAGAGTACGTAAAGAGTACAGAGCAGAGATATTGACTGCTTGCAAGATATTTGCTAAAGCAGACGTAGAGCGTGAGCGCAAATTCGTCACTCTTCCTGAGGCCGTCGCTAGCGTGTTTGGTGCCTATGCCGGTGCATCAGACAGAGGTGCTAATCCTATCATGTGTTACACTATGGCGGCTGTTGACGCCTTGAGATCAGTTGCTATGGCTGCCGGCAGAGGGTTTAAGGTAACGACTACTGACTCTTTGGTCACTGCGTGGTTGCCCGTAGGACTATACGGCTGGTCATTCCCTACCTTTGGTCAATGGGCTACTCGCGTCGCAACTTGCACGGCAGATGCAGGCCTAGGCGCGGTTAGCAGGATTGCTCGAACTCTCATCCATAGTTCTCCCCAGCTTGCTAGGAGTATGTGTGGGATCCTTGAGGCAATTAGCACCGCAGAGCTTGACATGCCGGGTTATGTACACTTCATAGATGACCCTTACAATATCGCTCTTAAAGGAACAACCTATGGTGACGTGAGATCACTTCTCGCACGAGCTGCCGGGCGCGCTACCAAGGACGTCGAGCTGCGTGCGCTACTTCAGCATTCAAATTCAGCACAGTACGAGGCCGCAATTAAGTCACTGGTCCAGACCTCGAGCATGGATGCTGGACTCATGGCGGCTTATGCTGAGACCCTGCCTCATGCTATAATCAGGAATCTTACTGCTAGAGCTGAGAGCAGCGAAGCACTCCTGATGTATACGTCTTTTGCTGAACGCCGTGCACTTGGAGGGAGTCTAAGGTCATACAACCGTAAGGTGACCAGCCAGATCAAGAAGGTTGCTAAGTATGCGTTACTATGGCCGGAAAATGTCCCTGTACCTACTGGTGTGCAGATTGCTCACTCTTTGCGCGCTAGGATACTAGCTGGCATACAAGCTCAGACTACGAATCACACCTTACCTAGTGTTGAAGACTTGCTCGCACACCAAGGCCAAGTTACGAGTGCGCCTATTGTCGTGCACATACCCATGGTAAGCAAGGCAACTATGTACAACGGCATAGCAGGCGGCGCAATCACACGATCCCACGAGTCCAA